GCTGATGCTTTATTTGTATATGATGTTATGAATGATAAACCAAAGATAACACCAAGAGCTGCTAGTGTTTGAGTATCTAAAGAATTAACAATATCACCAAATCCACCTACAACTGTTTTTAATCCTTCTAGATTTAAACTACCTGATAATACATCTACATTTTCAAGTATGGCACTACCTGCAACTAGACCACCAAAGAATGCTGTAATCGCAATACCTAGTGATGCAATAGCAAGGCCCATTGCTTGACCTTTTAATGATGTTTTGAAACTTGCGACTGTGGCTGCACCTATAAGTGAACCTAATACAATCATTGTTTGAGGGGACATTTCACTTATGACACTATCAAATCCTGCAACTACACTTTTAAATCCATTAAAGTCTGTGCCACCAGTCAATGCACTAATACCTTCTAAGACAGCATCACCTAATAATAAACCACCAAAAAATGCTGTTATCGCTGCACCCATAAGACCCACACCTAGTGCCATTTTTGTAGGACTACCACCACCTTTTGAGGCAACAGCAGCTGCACCCACGAGACCACCTAATGCGATCATTCCTTCTGGAGATAACTCTGCGACTATTTCTGAAAATCCTTTTGCAGCTTTTTTAGTCGCTTCAAAATCAAAATCAAATCCTGCTTCTTTTGCGACACCTAATGCTTCATTACCTAATGCTAAACCACCAAAGAACGCTGCGATTGCAGCACCCATTAATGCAATTCCAGCAACACCTTTAAGTGCGGCACCAGCTAAAGCACCTGCTCCTGCAAGTAATGCTAGTTTTTTACCATCACCTTTTTTCTCATCTCCAGTACCATCTCCAGTGCCACCACCTGCAGTACCTGGTGCTTGACCTTGATTAAGTAATGCTAGTCTCTCTTGCTCGAGAGCCATCTTTTCATTAACTTTAAATGATTTTTCTAAAGATTCATGTATATCAGTAAGAGTAGAACCCTCTAATGTAGATGATGATTTTAAACTCATCAGCATCTCTGTGAGAATACTATTTTGTCTAGTAAATTGTAAACCTAAAGACTGACCAAAAGACCTATTCTGTGATTTAATAATCTCACTAAATGAACTAGACAACTCCGCCGTTTGTTCTTTTAATGCTTCACGGTTGTCGTTTTTGTTCTCTTGTAGTCTAATGATTACATCTTTAAAGTCAGCCATGGTTTATTACTTCTTTTTTCCTGAATATGCTTGTGATCCAAAGAACGCCGCAACAATACCTGCAACAGCAACAAAGTATGTAGCTGCCATATCGCCTAGTATTGAACTTGCAGTATCTAATCCTGCTAATACAGCAAGAACAACAGCAAAAGGATATAATAATAAACCTCCTAATGCATACCAAGTCATCTTGCGTTGTGCATCTCTCATTGCATCAGCATCCTCTAGTTCTTTACGCTTAAACTCTAGATACATTTTTTCTTCTTCTCTAGATACTTTACCATCCCCATTAGAATCTGCTGGGTGATAGTTTGTTACCTTTACTTCTTCATCTGCCATTTTATCTCCTGTTTTTAGCTTGTGCCTCTTTCACTCGTTTATTTTCCTCTTTCACATGTTCGTTTAACATAGTCAAATAAATTTCTCTTTCGTAAGGTAGCATGTTTTCAATTTCTGTCAACGACCAATGATGTAACTGTATCATTTGAAAGTTCAATTGATAATAGGCCTCTAAATCAATATGAGAGAGGCCTACTAAAAAAAACTTTGCATACCTTGTAGTGTAACCTTACCTTTCTTTTTTGTTTTAGGGTTAGTCACATTTACAACATGCTTCAATCTTGGCATTGTTGTAAAAAACATTTGAACTTTTCCAAATTGTTCTTGTGTAAGATTCTCTAAAAAATCTTCAAGCTCCTTTTGTTCTAAGTCTGCTGCCTCATATGTTTCTACACCATCAATTATTTGATGAATACATTTTGTGGTCATTGATATGATTGCTTCAGCAGTCATATTTTGAACATTTGCTCCACTAAATGTCTTAATTGTTGGATAAGACATGATCACTTTAACGCTGTCTGTTAATTCAACAACATTATTATGATCATCATCCACTTCAACTTCAATCTTTGATAAATCAACGGTTGTTTTGACTTTTGTTTCATTATCATCTGGACAAGTAACCATAATATCAGCTTTCTCACCTACAGATTTAGAGCGTATTTTTAAGAAAATATATTCTATATCAAATGATGGTAAATGCTCTACTTTTACCTTATTAAAAGTACAATTTTCTATTACTTGTACTAATGCATCAGCAATTTCTGTTTGAGCATCAGATTGCTGTGCTTGTAATAATATCTTTTCTTCTTTTACGAGAAAAGGTCTATATTTTATTTTTTCATCCGTACTAGGAATATTCAACTCAAATGTTTGTGTATTTAATTTAGGCAAAGCCATAATTTATCTCCTTTATATTAAAATGTAATTGGCGGAAACACTTTACCACCAAATACTCTACCAATTGGAATAGATCGTTTCAACTGATTGATAACGCTTCTTCCTGTTCTTCTTAATTCAGGTGGTAATCCAGATAAGAATCCACCACCGGGTTTTACAACACCAGAAGATAGTCCGCCTACCTTTCCTGTGCTATCTATATCTAAATCAAAGTTCAACCAATCTCTATATGAAAAAGTAACATTTATTTGAACAAATTGATTTTGATTGCCACTGTCATATTGTATCTCACCTATGGCTGATGGAAAACACTCTCTCATTCTTACACCATATGTCACACTATCTCTATCATTTAAATCTTCAAATTGACCTAACTGAAATATGTCTATGTTGCTAATGTAATTATCATAAAAATTAAACATACCACTTTGATTATCATACATTGTAGATTGCCAAACTTCAAAAAACTGTCTTAATCTTAAAAATTTATCACCAATAAATGTTGCAGTCACATCTCCGTATTGTACTTGTGTTGGATACTTATATGGGGCACCTGCAATACGATATGGACTTGTATTAAATGTTCTTCCGGGCATTGTAATGTTAGTACACATCAAAGTTATCATTGGTGCTAAATCTCTCTCGTATTGTAATGGCTCTGCTCTCTTTGCATCAGCCATCCCTGGAGGACCTCCAACAAATGCTTCATCAGCACTAAATGGTATATCTCTATCTTTTAATGCTTGTGTAAGTACATCATTTTTAGGTAAACCTATATTAACTAAAAAACGAGTATTTCTTGCGACACCCTCAGCCTTAGATATTGCTGATCTAAAACGATTAAGTGTTGTTTCAGGATTTGCTCTTTGTTTTATTCTAGGATCACCAGGTATATTATCATATTCTTTACCTCTTGGCAACCCTATTCTGATATCAAAGGGCCCTACTCTTTTACCGCCTCTAAATATTGCCATGTTTTTTTCTGTTCTTTAAATGAGCTGCTTCAACTAACTTTTTGTTTTGTCCATAATATTCAACAGCATGTCCTTGTTTACACATGAGTTTATTAATACTCACACCATCACACCAAACATCACCAAGAATACGACCAAACTTTCCAGTCTCATCTCCCTTGTATGTTTTAATTACAATACGAGAAGCATCTTTTAATTGCTTCTTTAAAAACTCTTTTGATAGAAGTCCATACTTCTTTTCTTCTAAATCTCTTGTACGACTTTCAGGAGTATCAATTCCATATAACCTTACTCTTTGCTTATACATTATATCAAAACCCATGTCAAGTATTACATCAATGGTATCACCATCAACAACTTTTGTAACTTTGCTTACTCTATAACTAAAATCTGTTGGGTCACCTAGTCTGTTCATTAAATCATTCTCCTACTATCACGCCATACTTGACTTGCACTTGCTTTTCTAAACTGTGCGACTGGCATGAAAATAGATGGCGCATAATCATCTTCTTCCAGTTCTAAAAATCCACTAACAAATTGTCTTCGTAGATAATGTTTTAGTGTTGGTTTAATTTCTCTAATATTTTTTAGTTTACGATAATCACCTCTAAATCCTCTTTTGTCAAGTGTCTCTAATAATCTCATTCGTAAAGGTATTGGAAGATAATGAAAATTAATTCCTAGAAATCCTCCAGGTGCTGATTGTATGGGCATCACAAGTGGAAATGTATCGTAGTATGGTAACACTGCTTTGAGTTTAG